TGTGCTATAAAGGTCGTTGCAACTCCATGCTATGCCTCTGCTTCACTCAGCTTAACCGTGCCGTCACTCTGCAATTCCAGTCTATGGCGTTGCGCGTGTGAACGATTTGCACAAGTTGATGGTTGTTTTTGTGCTGCAGATTGTGCAGTACGACGAAAAGGTGCCCAACTGTTACAAAAGAGTTGCGAAAGTTGTACAACTATGTTATTATTTAAGCGCCAACAAAAATATAACATGTGCAAACACGTGGAGTTGATTAACTTCTTTGTGTTCGGTTTTGTGTTGTTCAACCTTGTTCGTATAGTACCATAGTTGCACAACTAAATCAACACAAAGTTGTGTGTTGCGCACCTTTTTAGATGTTTGCACAAATACGGAGGAATATTATGTCCACTTTTTATGCAAACTTACTATATCTGTGTCATGAAAACGGGATCAAAGTATCTAATCTGTGCGATATCATCGGTATAAACAAGTCAAGCGGTACAGGGTGGAAGCGCGGATCCATGCCGAACCATGAGAATCAGATGGCCATTGCAAAGTTCTTCAAGGTTGATCCGGATGATCTGATGTATAAGGATTTTGACGGGGAAAACAGAGATCCGGGAGAGCTGAGCGGAACCTTTACGCTTTCGGCAGAAGAGGCCCGCCTGATCGAATCCTGGAGAAAAGCTTCAGAAAATGAAAAAAACGCCGTTGCGGCGTTATTCTCAATATATGGATTTTTCCTCAATAAAGAAAAAACGGTCGTTGCAAGGGTAGGGTGATCAAGTTTGAGAAAAGAGATACATGAAGTTATAGTGTACATACTAAAAGAGCTGCACGGTCTGATGCTTCTGGCGCTCGGGTGCCTTACCGGCATGTGCGCTGCTGCAGGATTCCATCAGATGATGGACGAATATTTCCACAGACCGCTGAAGGACGATAGTTATTGCTTTTACGTCTGGCTGGTGGTGTGGTTTTTCGTGGAGATGGGATTCCTTAGGATTATTGAGATCAAAAAGAAGGATAAAAAGAAATGAAATGCAAAAGCTGCAGGCGGGATCTCCCCACAGGTTCGGTTTACTGCAACTGGTGCGGAGCGAAACAGATTAAAGAAAAGGGCGGGGTCACAGTCCGCGCGCCCATAAAGCTCAAGAGCGGATACGCTCAGCGGATCATGGTCGGAGGGAAAGAAATCTATATAAAGGCAGAAACGGAAGAAGAATACTATCGGAAGGCGCGGGAGATCAAGACCGGCAAGCGGTCGCCGGCAGAGCTCATGACGCTGCAGGAACTGATCGACGGATATATCGAAGTTAATAAGAATATTCTTTCGCCTTCAACGCTGCGGTCGTATATCTCATATGCAAAGAACCGATTCCAGGATTACAGCAGGGAGCAGATCGGCGGCGCGGACTGGCAGCGGATCATCAATGACGAAGCTGCAAAGGTGTCACCAAAGACCGTAAAAAATGCATGGGGTCTGATCACTGCAGCGCTTAACTGGTCCGGTCTGAAGGTTCCTGATATCAATCTGCCGGCTGTGGCGTCAACGGATCAGGACTTCTTCGACCATCAGCAGATCCTGACGTTCCTGCAGGCCGAGGATGGACGGAGGGAGGAGCTCGCCGCACTGCTCGCGTTGCATGGGCTGCGTGCTTCCGAGATCTGGCACCTTGAGCGGGAAGATATCAGCGACGGCGTGATCCATGTCCGCGGTGCTACCGTGCGCGGGCCCGGGTCCGTCTGGGTGGATAAAAAGACAAATAAAAACAGGACGTCAACGCGTGACGTCCCGATAATAATGCCGAGGGTGCTGCAGCTGCTTCCCGATTCCGGGCGGGTCGTGACGGTGCCGCAGCAGTCCGTCAACAGAAGGATCGCGACGGTGTGCAAACGGTGCGGTCTGCCGGTATGCAGCGTCCACGATCTGCGGCGTACTTTTGCGTCGCTGGGTGCTTATCTGCGGTGGTCTGAGGCTGCGATCTGTGCCCTCGGAGGCTGGGCGCCCGGATCCCAGACGGTGCACAAGATATATATCAAGATATCGAGCAAAGAGATCGCAGAGGCCGCAAAGACTATGGCAGACTATCTCGCAGATGTTGCTGATTCGCAAAAATTCGCAAACACAACTTCGGAATCGTAGTAATGGCGCGGGATTTGGTGGTTGTGCGGTGGGTTCGAGTCCCACCACCGGCACCAAAATTCGCAACTCTCACAACCCGCCTAAACAGGCCGATTGTGAGAGTTTTCCTTTATCTAAGCCAAAAACAGCTTGTCAGAATATTGAACGCATGTTCAATTTTTTGAACAAAAGTATAAAAAGTTGACCGAAGCAATTCGCAAAATTTCGCAAGAACAGAGCCGATTCGCAAAAATTCGCAAAAAAATAACCGGGGAAAGTCCCCGGTTATTCTGTTTCTTAGACCTGATCATCAATGTACTGCTGCATGAATTCCTTAACCAGATCGGCCATTGACCGCTTATTCCTTGCCGCAGCCGCCTGGAATTCCTCGAATAATTGAGGTGGTACATCTGCGCGGAACGTCTTCAGGTGGGCTTTTTTATAGGCCATGTCATATGCGGCCTTTGCCGCTTTTCCTTCTTCGCTTCTCATAAATTAACGCGTTCCCTGGCGGATGATTTCCTCGTTTTCGCAAACGTCATCAATTATTGTTGCTATGCGGATTTCTTCTCCGTTGTATCGTTCATCGCGCTTCATTTTTGCTGCCATGGATCCAGCCGTTCTGCGGTTAAATGATCCGTTGTCCCAATCAAAATTGTCTCCGTGCTGTACTGCGTACCATTTTTTCATTTTTATATCTCCTTTAATTTTTGATTTATATTATCACAAATTCGGCGTTTAATCAATTCCAATCTGCCCGGTTTGGCCGCCGGGCCCGGCTCTATATTTACTTCGTAATCAGATCGTACAGCTTGGCTTTAAGCTCAATGATTTCCTGCGCCTGGTTGCGGATCGTTTCCGCCTGGCGTTCATTCATGGCCTGCAGTTCATTATTGAACTGGCGCTGAGATTCCAGATTTTCAAGTGCGCGTTTCATGTCTTCGCCCTGAAGCCTTATGGCAGCTTCCAAATTTTCCCGTTCCTCCTGCGCTTTTTTCACATTGGACTGCCAGCGCTGCAGGTCTTCTATCCTGGATCCGCTCTGCATGAAATCGCATTCGATATTCTGCCGGGCCGTATTAATTACGAACTCGTCGAACGCTGCCTTAACATATCCGTCCGGACCGGTAGAGTTAACCAGATCGACGATCTTTCCAAGTACTTTCATTTCTTCGGCTTTAGTCATTTCAATAATCCTTTCTGCCGGATACAATGCCTCCGGAGGGGCGTTTTTATTTATGCGGGGATTCTGGTGCTTTCGCGTCCTTCGCGGTCAATGTACTGGCTGCCGTATTTGCTGCGGATGTAATCCATTGACTGGCTTTTGCGGTTGTGGCCCATTCCGTCTTCCGGGTGTCTCCAGTACCACATCTTTTTCTGTGATGCCCACATGCAGCCGGCCGCTTTCAGTTCTGCCTTGTGTGCGTAGGTCTCGCCGGAGATCCAGAGCCAGGAGCCGCAAAGCTCTATATCAATTCCTTCAATGTGGAAGAGCTTCTCGATGATGTCGCGGAACTCTTCGGGGGTCTCGGTGCACTGGTGCTTCTCGTCGTGGGTCGCGTTGTGCTTATTCTTGAGTACGTTGAACAGCTCGTCATATTCATTGTTCAGGATCTTCATGCTTTCGGTATCTCCGCCGAGATCGGGGTGGAGCTTCTTGGTCCATGTTCTGTAGCCGGCCTTCAGCTCTTCGATGGTCTTGCAGTTGTCGAGGTACATTGCGTCGCCCTTCTTTCGTTTTTATTCCTGCGGGCCTTTGTGGGGTGGCCCGCTCTGTTTGGTATGGTCGTATTGTACTACGGCGGTAGTACTTTGTCAATTGTGCAAGTTGCACAAAGTTGATGTGTTAAAGTTGTGCAAGTTGTATATATTCTATATAAGAATAGAGCCGAACGCCGCCACCGTCGGCAGGATCTGCGGAACTGGACGCCTTTATCCATATTAATATGGATATAACGCCGCCAGGGCCGCCACCGTGGCCGGAGTATTCAGTACTACATTTATATGTAAGATTGCCGCGGATCAGACTACCGGTTTTATATTCTGTATACATACTATCACTTAATATCATTTTTTCGCTTCCCCCGCCGGGTATATTCAGTACATATATTCATTAGAATATTCGGTAGCATGGTTGTAGCACCTTTACATATCGGCCCCGCTCGGGGTTGTACGCGCTGCACGCACACCTGTCCGTGAATCACGCACACACGCCCCTACTGTCCGCGCCCTGCGCACGGTCGGTCTGGTCCCGATCTGGGCGGCCGCGGCGGGTGTTTCCGAGCGTTTTCCGCGTTCACATTTGGTTCGTATAATAAGAATTATGCGAACCTACCTATTAAAAGTTCCGAAAATCTGCGGTTTTCTGCAATTCCCTTCACTTTTATATATGGAATTTCGGCACTGCTTCGGCGGTTTCGGTTCGCGCTGGTCCCGCGCGCTGCTCTGGCCTGCCGCAGATCATATGGATCAGTCGCCCACCCGCGCCCTGCGGCCATAAGGATCGGCCCGGCGCCCAGGGATCACGGCCCGCGCGACGCGGATTTTATAGAGGGGTGGCGATACCCCCCGCCGGAAAAAGTGACGGGTGGGGTATCACGTATATATATATATTAGATTTCTCACGCACTTACTTCCCTTCAAAAGTTTTGATGGAAGAACAGCCGGCAGTGCTGCGTCGTTGCTGAGGTATATTCTGTAATAATATGAGTACTTAATAGTGTTTTGAGTTGCCTAATTTGAGCAAAAGAGTTGACAAAGTTGAGAAAGATGATAAAATGGTTATTGGGCTGATGAACTGATTCTTTTTCATTGATGCCTCCTTTGACGGCGCACGGCGGCTGTGTCGGAATGGCACCGGCATTCGCATGGGAGAAACCGCGGCGTGAAAATCGCCGACAGAAGATACCCCACGTAAAAAGAAGACGGCACCCTTTTTGATAAGGAGTCCCGTCGAAAAATTAAAAAAACGAAAGAAGGAATTCGGATGTTTGATTATTCCCCGTGTGAAGTATGCAGGCATGCGTTAATTAACAGGAGTCCTGCGACGAGAGAAGAACCGGAAGAGTTTGACATTGAGTGCGAACTGAGTATGGAAAGCTGCTATACGAAGGAAGGCTGTTGGGAGTTTGAAAGGGACGATGACCGGTAATGGACGGAATGGATTACGGAGCTGTGATCGGCACAAACGAAAGCGGCGGTAAGCAGCATGTGCGTCCGTACCGGATGCAGGCGATTCCTCCGAAAGCGATCATGGAAGTCGGAAAAGTCAGATACAAGGGATATAACGAGCTTGGGTACGATGACGACAATTACAAGCTGATCGACATCAGAGAACATATCGGAAGGGCGCTGAGCCACCTGTTCGCATATCTTGCGGGAGACGAGAGCAACGACCATCTTTCCCATGCGGCGTGCAGGACTTTGATGGCGCTTGAAAAAGACATTGAACTGAAGGAATCGATAGAGATGATGACGGGAGGGATTCCCGATAGCTACAAAGACATCTAAAGTATCGAATCAGGGTGCCAAATACAAGAAGAATGTAACGTGGAATGTAGGTCACCCTAATGAGAAACAGAAACAGGCCTTCCTTGCCAGGACGCTGTACGTCGGTTACGGCGGAGCGAAGGGCGGAGGCAAGACGTGGTTTGTGCAGCACAAGAGCGTAGGCGGAGCACTGCAGTATCCCGGAATCAAGATTCTGATCATGCGTGCGCACTATCCCGAGCTTGAACAGAACCACATCAAACCGATCAAGGCGCTGGTGGCGCCGCTTGGTGTGACGACATACAACGGAACGGAACACCTGATGACCTTTGAAAACGGATCGTCGATCAAGTTCGGTCACTGGAGCGGTGAAGAATCGGAGAACGAATACAACGGTCTGGAATATGACTGGATCTTCATTGATGAAGCCACACAGTTCTCAGAGAGAGCGTTTAACTTCCTTGGCGGCTGTCTTCGAGGTGTAAATGATATACCGAAGCGCTGCTATATAACGTGCAACCCTGGCGGCGTAGGGCACCGGTGGGTGAAGCGGCTGTTCATTGACCGGCAGTACAAAACGAACTGCAAAAACCCCGAAGAGAACGAAAACCCGGAAGACTACACGTTCGTGTTCGCAACGGTCGACGACAACCAGATCATGCTGAAGAAGTCCAAGACCTATCTGAGAACGCTGGCAAACATGCCGGAAGATCTTCGAGAGGCGTATCGATACGGTAACTGGGACATCATCGGCGGGAACTATTTCAAAGAGTTCATGACAGGACGGCACACGATTGAACCGTTCCGCATTCCGGATCACTGGAACAGATACCGCTCTTTCGACTACGGTCTTGACATGCTCGCTGTAGGATGGTGGGCTGTAGATGAAGACGGACGGCACTGGCTGTACCGGACGTATGAAAAGAGCCAGTTGATCGTCTCAAAGGCTGCCGATGCGATCAAAGAGAACACACTGCCGTCAGAGAATGTCATACTGACCTATGCGCCGCCGGATATGTGGGCGAGGCAGAAGGACAGCGGACGGACGATGGCGGAATCGTTCCTGATCAATGAAATCAATATCTGCAGGGCGGACAACAACCGCGTCCAGGGCCACATGCTGATGAAAGAGGCCATGGCGATGAAGCCGCTGCACGACAAGTACGTGAAGCAGATTTTTGAACAGAGGGGAATCACGCCGCCGGAACAGCTCCCGGGGCTGATGATCTTCGACAGCTGCGAAAAAGTGATATCCGATATACGGGACATCCAGGCGGACGAAGACAACCCGAATGACTGCGCCAAAGACCCGCACGAAATCACGCACAACGTGGATATGGTCCGTTACTACATCATCAGCCGGCAGCTGAACACGGAAGCGCCGGTTGGAGACGCAGAAGACGAATGGGACGAACCGGAGCAGGAAAAAGGATACGAAGAATACATGTGCGGCGGAGAGCCGACGAAGTCATATCTTGGACAGTAAAATGAAATTTGAGAAAAAGAAAAAAACGGACATTGAATGTCCGTTGGATGAAGAAGAAGAGGCGGTCGAGCGGGAGTACCGCGGATGCAGGCCAAAATACTCCAAGCTGGTGGATCTGAAGAAAGCGATTGACGCATACTTTGACCGGTGCGATGCACAGGGTGTTTTCCCTGACGAAGCAGGAATGATGATCCAGTTAAAGCTCAGGAAAAAGGATATCGAGCGGCTGACGGACGATGAGACGAACCCGCGTGCTGATCTGTACAGGGACGTATTCGAGGAAGCCATGCTGCGGAGAAAGTCCGATCTGATGCGGAGGATGGTATCAGATCCGAAGATCGCGAACGGATGTATGAACGCACTGAAACAGCTTGAGAACGGCGGACTGACGGACAAGCCGCTTGAAAACATGGACAGAACGGTCCATGTAAAAGTTGCCGCCTCGGACGAAGAGCTGTTCAAATGACAGGCAAATGACAGGAAGATGACAGGCTCCGGTGCCGTCGGTGACGGTAAGCCGGGGAGAAGAAGCGGCTACAGGGCCGGGGAATCCGGATGATGCCGTGGAAGATGGCTGGCCACCACGCTGCGATCGACGCTGTCCTGCGCAGCGACCTTATTAATTTGTTTCAAATTGCTATGAAATGTAATGGAATGGAACGGAATCGCACAGGCGCAGTGATGCATGGTATGGGCAGAGAACAGATGCGATACGTATCGGCATAGCAAGGCGGTGAATTGTTTCGTCGTGCCAGAGTAAAGAATGGATGCGAAAAGTATAGCCAGGGAATTGCAAAGAAGTGTTTTGGATTCGCAATGACATGCATAGGTTTTGCAGGGTGCTGTTCCGGTATAGTTCAGTAAGGCTTCGGAATGGAAAAGCGGAGAAATGAAACGCAACGGTGAAGAATCGAGATGTTAAGCGTTGGCAGAGCAGCGCGTAGCAAAGGTTTTGCACGGAAAGGAAACGCTGTGGTTAAGATTCGCGATGGTATGGATTTGAAATGCGACGTATCGGAAGAGCATAGCACAGCCATGAATGCGAAGGTGCTGCGGTGATAGGCAACGGCATAGAAGAGCGAAGAGATGCAACGGATAAGATTTGCGCAGAAAAGGCTGTACACAGCGGAGCAAAGGCATAGACCAGATTAGCACAGTAACGGTGCTGTATAGAGCAGCAACAGAGCTGCGATGATACGCAGAGCCATGTAAAAGCAGTCAGAAGGGTGCACCCTTTGACGCGGGTTTCGGAATGGGGTCTGCCGCTCAGGCGGGCTGACCATTCCGGGCTCAGGGATATAAAGCAAGAGGTGAAGTAGAATGTTTGGATTTCTCAGTGAAATCAGGGCGAACGCAAACGCCATCTCCGCACTGTGGGGAGCGGTTAAGGATTCGCACAAGGCAACAACGGATAAGCTTGAGATGATTCGCCGTGAAAGCGGAGAACTGCAGGAGGAGCTGCTGAAAACGCGGAATGAACTTGCAGAAGCGAAGAAAAAAGTTGATGAAACGGACGCTGAACTGAGACGTACTACCAGAAAGCTCACGGACAGGGATCACAGGATCGCAGACATGGAATCGGATATCAATGATCTCCGGAAGCAGTTCCATCTGCTGACTCAGACCGTCGGTGAAAAGCTGAAGGCCGTGGATGAAGTGATCGACAACTACGGAGAGGCGTCAAAGATCGCGGTTAAAACAGAAAAAGACTGGAATGAGGGATTGCAGAACATTTTAAACTTCGACGGGAATACCGTTCCGAAAAAGGGGAATAAGACATGATCGACAAGGAATTACTGCTGTTCCCGACTGCGGACGGGAAACCGGATGTCAGGACCGTTGTTGACCTGTACGACGAAGCAAGAGTGTTCAACAACAACTTCAAGCTGGACGATACCGTGCAGGCCAACAACGATTTTTATGTTGGCCGGCAATGGGAAGGCGTTGAGACGAACGGGCTCCCTCACCCGGTGTTCAACATCATCAAACGTGTAGTAGGATACATTGTTTCGGTTATCAACAGCGACAAGATTTCAACGTATGCGAGCCGGCAGCCTTCCGCCGGAACACAGGAACAGGAATACGACCAGCGCATGGTTGACGTTGTCAACGCGGAGCTGAAAAGCCTTCATGAGCGGGTGGAGTTCCCCGCCATGGCTCGGGAGTTCACACGGAACGCTGCAATCGACGGTGACGCTTGTATTTATTCCTGGTGGGATCCTGATGTACACACCGGTCTCCGGAACGGAGACGTTGAGGTCATGGGTGCCATAAAGAAGGAGATTATTGAGAACACAAGAGTGTTTTTCGGGAATCCGTCTGACCGGCATGTGGAAGGACAGCCGTGGATCATGATCACGTCACGCGAGCTTGTACGGAACGTGCGGAAGCGTGCCAAGGAAAACGGGTGCGAGGACTGGAGAAACATCTGCACGGACGAAGACCAGCGGCAGGGACGCAAGGCGCCGTACCAGATCACGAACAACAAGGTGACCACCATGCTGCTGCTGTGGATGGACGATGAGACGGAAACCTGCTGGTGCTACGAATGCACGTCCACCGCAGAGGTAAAGAAGCCGACCGACCTCGGATACCATCAGTATCCTCTGGTGTGGATGAACTGGGACTACGTCCGGGACAGCTACCACGGACAGGCACTGGTGACAGGTCTGATCCCGAACCAGGTAAGCCAGAACCGGCTGTGGGCCATGGCGGAAGTACAGGCCATGAAGGGCGCATGGGGCAAGACCATTGTGGACAGCACAAGGATCAAGCACGTGGACAACAAGGTCGGCGCAGTGATCGCGGTCAACGGCGGGGATGTGAACACGGCCATCAAGCAGATTGACGGAATCCCGCTTAACCCGCAGATCTTCCAGCTTCTGCAGCTGCAGCAGGAGCAGACGGAACAGAGCCTCGGCGCAACGTCGGTTGCACTGGGCGATACACGCCCGGACAACACCTC